GAACCATCAGGTGAAGGTGTACACGCTGCTTTTGCCTGTAACGCTACAGAAGAAGAAAGTAAAGCGATTTCTCTCGAACCTTTAACACCTTCTTCTAACATTAATTTTTCAAGGAATCTTGAAGTAGAAATTAAATCTGGTGTAATGTTTGGAAGGTTGTTATCTTTCCATGCTGCTAATCCAGATACATCGTAACCGAATTTTTCTTTAAGTGTTCTTTTAATTGACATTTTGATTTTTATTTTTTAGTTAATATTTCTTTTACTGTAAGTTCTTTTGACATTTCAACTTTTTTTCTTTCGTCTTTGAACTTTGACTCTTTTACTTCTAATAATTCAGCAAACTTTGTTTCAAGTGCTGTAATTCTTGAATCTGTATCTGTAATCACTTGTTGAATGATAGCATCAAACTCTTGTTTTGACATCATTTCATTAACAGGCTCCTCTTCAGACATAGGCTCTTCTTCTACGTTTACAGCTTCTAATTTTACTAGAACGCCATTAACATCAATAGATACTACCCATAGTTGATCTTCATATTCAACTTGGTATTCACCCTCAGGTGCAGGAATTTGGTTGCCCTCTTCATCTAATACGAATAAAGGTGTACCTTCTGCAAGTTCACCATCGTATTGAAGTACAATCCCATCAATAGTTTTAACTTCCGAAAAAACTACTTTGTTTTCTTCTTTTTTGAAGAAATCGAAAATTGATTTACTCATTTATTTGTTTTTAATTTAATTTCTTTTTGGTCAAAGTATCCTTCAACAGAATACCCGCTAAATTCCCCCTTTTTTATTTTATTCCATACCGTAGGGTTATCTATTTTGTAGGAAGCTATCCACGTTCCATTTTGCAAATTCATTCCTTTAAATTGGCTTGGAATATGACTAGGGTTTGAAACGATATAACTAGAAATCATGTTAATCCCATCTAATTTTAGATCAGGGTTATGTTCTTCATTAACGTTATTCTGGAATTCGTTTTTGTGAAATTTCGTTCTTATTGCTTTTATTGTTTCACCTTTGAATAATACGAATCGATCGGGGTTACTACGGTATATCGGAGTGTTAGCACTCATCATTACACCTGTAACTATTCTTTTTTCTTCATTAAAGAAATACTGAATTTTAGTTTCTTTATTGAATGCAAAATATGGTTTTCCATGAGCAGGTCGTAGTACAAATGCATTAAAATCTACACCTGTATTATCAGACTCATCGATAACCAATTCGTAAAAAGGTAACATATTAAAAGAACGTTTTTGTAAATATAATAATATTATGTTAAATAGTACTTATTGCATTAACTTTTTTTGTTTTGTCTTGCATTTTAGTAATATCTGAATCCACTACTACTACCTTATAGGTAGATTGAGCTTGTATGTTTTGTTGTGTACCTTGTGTGTTGTTATTTTGCGTTTGCTCGTTTGGTCTGTTTACTTGTGGGGCTTGTACACTTGGTAAAGGTGCGTTTAGTATTTGTTTAGCTGAACTCATAGCCTTAGTTACAGTAGCAATTCCAGAAGCTATATAACCACCTAATAAAAATGGTGCAGCTGGACCACCAGCAGAAGCGGCAGCAGTAGCTCCAGCAATAACATTCGAAATTGATTTAGCTGTATTAATTGTCAATTCAGTAATTGCGAAAGCTTTTTGTATTGCACTACCTTGTTTTGATAAACCTGCTAAAGAACCAAACATATTAGCAGTTTCATCTACTAAGAATTTTTTAGAGTTAGCAAGCTCTTCATCAAGCATTTTTTGTCTATCAGTTGAATCCTTAGCAATAGTATTTAAATTAGCTTCGTGTTGTGCTTTTAATAGCTCTAATTCACCATTTGTAAGCTCTGTATTAGACTTTTTTTGTTCGTAGTCTAAATTCTCTAACTCAATTCTTTTTTGTTGTTTTAAATTAAAGTCCTCTTCTGCTCTAATTAAATCCGCTTCAAGTTGTGAACGTTTATCTAAATTTTCCTTTTCTTGTTTAGCTTTGTCTTTTTCTGTTTGTGCATCGTCTTGTTGTTTCTTTAATGCAACTCTTTCATTTTCTTGTTGAACATCCAACTCTAACATTAAAGCATCATACTTTTCCTTTAAAGATTTTTTACCTTCATATTGTTTGATTAGTTCTTCACGTTCTCTGTCATGCTTTAATTTCAAAGACATTATTTCACGTGTATTTACATCGTCAATATTAGCAACTGTTAAATCTTCTAATCTTCTTTGAAGTGCTAAACGTTCTTGAGCTTCTTTTTCTCTTTGCTCCTTAAGTTTTGCATTGCGTTCTTTCTGTTTATTTATAGCATCTTGATTTGCTTGTGTTTGTTGTTCTTTGCTTTCTCTATTTAATTTTACATTTGTATTTTTTAAACTTTCTTTTAAATCTTCATTCGCAGTTTTTAACTCTTTTATTTTAGTCCATTCAGCAATAACAGATTTTTTATTTTCTTTTACTAATTCTTCATATTGCTCACGTGAACTTGCTTGAACACCTAAATTTATAGCTTTTAATTTATTTACGTTGTCTAACCTTGTTTGTATTTCCCTATTGTTTTCTTCAATTGTTTTATCACCATATTTTTTTGTAATCTTATATTTATCCTCCTCAGACTTCCCTAAAGCATCTGCATACGCTAATTGTTTTTCTAAATCCTTATCAATTTTTTGTCTACGTTCATCAATTTGATTGATAATTTTATTATTAGAAACTAACAATCTTTGGTTTTGTTTTATAATTTCTTCTGTTGACTTAAAGTAATCCATCATTTTAGAAACTAACAATCCTAAACCAACTACTAACAAACCTATTCCTGTAGTAGCCAAAGCTATTTTAAAGGCTTTTAATGCACCTGTAGAAGTTCCGACAACTGCAGTGTATACCTTTTGTAAGGTTGTCATAGTTCCAGTAGCTTCAGCATTTGTTAATTCTGCAGCTGTTAACGAGGTGAAAGCACCTACTAACTTTGTTTTAATCGAAGTCGCAAAGTCTAAAGCATCGTTTTTCAACTCTTTCATGGCACTAATACCTTGAGTTAAAGCAATAGCTCCTTGTACCCTTAACATTTGCTTTTCAATCTCTTCAGATTGTTGACCAAATAAAGCTTGTGCACCCGTAACCGCTGAGAAAGCTCCAGCAATACCCTCTGCTGTACGTTGAAACTTACCACCAAACTTTTCAGGGTCGGCATCGTTGATAGCATCAGCAACACCCCTCATTTGTTCTTTGATTTGACCAGCCCTTTTCGCAACAGTTTCAAATTCTTTACTTGCAGGATCTAAATTCTGTAATTGAACTGTAAGTTGTTTTAATTCTTTACGTAGGTTAACAAATGACCCATCGGTTTTCTTTGCATCCTTACCTACGTTCTCGATTGCATCTCCTACCTTGTTAACGTCTTGTACTGAATCTCCAGTGTCAACACCTACTTTAAATATTATTTCTTCTTGAGCCATTATAATGAAGCAATATAATCGTTAATAATTGTTTCTTGCGCTGTTATCTCACTTGATACGTTAGCATTTAAAACCTCGTTACCTACTCTAATAATATTTGAATAACTACTTTCTACATAGGTATAAGAACCTCTCACTTCTTGTATTACTTCTATCATGACAAACAATTTAATGTTAATTGTGAAATATCAAAACTGCAAGCATTTGAACTTGAACCCGAAGTCCTAACCGCTTGTATTGTTATTGGTGTTGTATTACTTGGTAAATCACTTGAAATAGAGCCTTCAACTGTAAAATTATTCTCTAAAGAAGTTACTTTATAATAAACAGTATTTGAATTAAAAGGATTGTACATGTCTAACACAAAGAAATCAGTAGCAGCCGCTCCACTTGTTCTATTTGCTAAAAAGTTTGAACCTAAATCTATTTTGCTTGCTGTTCCTGTTGAATCGTTGTAAAATATTTGTAAATTAGTATCTGTAGCATCTGAGCCAATACCTACTATATTTGTCAAACTTGCAACCGTTACCGTTGACGAAATACCCAAAGAGGCTGTTGAGCTTGTCATTCCGTAAAATTGCCTAGCTCCAGTATTGAATCCAGTATCAGATACACCAAAAGCAACACATATTTTCCATCCTGTTTCCATGATATTAAAAGCACTTGTTGACCTATAACCACAAATACCATTTGCAGCAGGCGTTGAAACACCAATTTTTAAACGTGTTTTTTTAGTTTGTATAGAAGTGTTTGAAACCGCTACTGCTGTCGCTGTACCTTGTAAAGTTCCTGTTGCTATATTTTCAGATAATACAGTTGTGGAGTTGTGTTGCGCTCTATAACCCCTAGCAATTTCTGAACTTCCTACATTCCAATAATTTTGAACTACTAATTTAGCATCAATTTGATTTTCTACTGCTTGTGTTGTTGGATATTTAGTATTGTTAATTACACTAAAATTAGTCGCTTTATTCGCTAACAATTCAAAGTTTGCAACATCATAAATAATTTCTTCAATACCACTTAATGTACGTGTGTAAATACTACCTGTTACGGTGTCCATATAGAATTCACCAATATATAAATCAGTTGCTAACCAGCTACCATCTCTATGGTCTGGACTTGTTGGAATCGTAGGAATACCAGCTCCCTTCTTAATAATTATTCTTCTAGTTTCATCACTCATTTGTCAATATATTTGAATTTTTAGATATTCCATTTACACCTCCTAACATTTTATAAACGTCCTCGTCAGAGTTATTTTCACCACCTCTTAATATAGGTGCATTTTTCGATTGTACATTCATTCTTTCAATCGTAACATAGCTTGTTGTATATTCTTTTCTAAACTTAAAAACCAAAGTACTTGTGTTTTTATCTAAGGTTAACACATCTCCTGTGTCTAAGTCTACTACATAGGCATCATTTCCATCTACTTCGGTTGAACTCCATGCTGTATTTGACATTGTAACACCAGAATTATACAAGGCTACTAACTCATCGGTACTAGGTAAATACCAATCTGTTTTACCTCCATCGGTTGCACTATCACAAATACTAGCCGCATACGTTCCAGCACCTTGTTCTGCTACAATTATTTGAGTATTGAATTCACCTGTTG